TACTAACATAATCCAAAAAGGTAATAAAAAGTTTCGTGTAACAACTTCAGACGGAACAGAAACGTGTGTACTTACAGCAGTAGTACATGGTTCACTAGCGGCAAAACAAGTACAAGTAACTGGTACGGACAGTGCAGGTGGAACATACTTTGCAAGTAAACTCACAGGACGTCACTTCATAGTTGGCGCTCTTGGAACAGGATCACAATTTGCAGTAGGAGACAAACCTCTTCTTGTTGCATCAGGTCCAACTATCAACGTAAGTGTTTCAATACCTAACGGTTAATAATATAAACTAGTAACGCATTAAATTAAAAGGGGAAGTTTTCACGCTTCCCCTTTTTGCATAAATAAGTATAATATAATAAGAATATGGGTAGACCAGTTAATAAGAAGCATTTTGGGATCGTTAGTGGTTCAGACAACAATTTTGTTGTTACTGTGAAAGTGGGTACAAACGCAGTTTCGGCAGTTGGAATCATTAAAAGACAGCGTGGATCTAATAAATTTATGGTAGATGATGCTAATGATGATTCCGGAAATGAAGGAGTATGTAGGTTAGTTGATAAAGACATTAATAGTTTAAATGATAATGAAATGTCTTTAACAGGTTACATAGGCGGAGCTGGTGACGGAGTTAGACTTAGAAAAGTGTTTAATAAAACCGCAATTGACTTTTCTGGCGTCCGTTATAAGTGGTCAGTTACAGACGACTCAACTTCTAGCCAAATGGTTTTAACTGCGGTATAGGGATTTATAAATGTCAAGATTTGTTACAGTACCAAGTGGTGATTATAAAGTAAAAGTCCAATCTGGTGGAGAGATAAAACTAGACACTGGAGTTGGTGTAGGTAATACTAGAGTAACAGGAAATTTAATCGTTGAAGGAACTCAAACTCAAGTAACATCAAATGAACTAACTGTTAAAGATAATATTATAGAAGTTAATAGTGGTGAAAATGGTGTAGGTGTAACACTTAATCAAGCTGGAATCAGAGTAGATAGAGGAAGTTTAGTTGACGTTCAAATGTTATTTGACGAACAACTTCAATGGAATGATCCAGATTCTCAAACAACTAGAAGCGGTGCCTTTACATTTGTAGATGTAAATGGTGCATTATTAGGTTTAAGAACTAATAGTATTAGTACTGGTGGAGCACTTTATTTCCAACCAGGAGGTTCTGGTTCTTTAAGAATAATAAAATCAACTTATGAAACTTACGTAACAGACGATAATGATATTCCAAATAAAAAATATGTTGATACAGAGATTGTAAATCAAATTAATTCATTAGCACCTGTGTTTATTGGACATAGTGATACAGAAGTAAGAGTAGCAGATTCTACAGGTGGAGCAAATCCAGTTAGTCAAATTACAATGTCAGTAGATGGTGTAGTAAAAGCTAAAATGAATGGTAATTCATTTGAAATGTATAATACTACTGTTGATATTGGTCAAATTAGAATAGAAGATAATATCATATCAAATACTGTAAGTAATGGTGATTTAAAACTAGAAGCACCTGGTACAGGAGCAGTAAAAGTTACTGATTCCTTTGTAATTAAGCAAACACCAGGCACTTTAGACCCTGCTACAGACCCAGCAGTTGATACAGACGGCGTTAAACTATATTCAAAAGTTCCAGCAGGAGGCGATACTGGGCTTTATTATGTAAATACAAATGATGCTTATGGAGAAATGATCAGTAAAAATAGATCAATGGTCCTAAGTATGGTGTTATAAGGATAAAAAATGGCTATTACAAACCACGAAATTACAACAGGACAAACAGTAGATGTGTTACTTACACCAGCAGGTAAAAATTATGCAGTAACAGGTTTATTATTGTGTAATACTGCGGCCCAAGATCCAACAGGAGCAAATGATAGTACATTTACAATATATGCTGTAGCAAATGGTGAAACACCAGGTAATAAAAATATTATAGTCAACACGGCAACACTTCCAGGTGCTGAAACCTTCACGTTAGACACTGAAAAATTAATTTTAGCCGCAGGCGATAAAGTTAGAATTTCAATAGGTGGTGCATCTAATGTTGCTTCGGTTGTAAGCTATCTGGAGGTATAATGAAATTTCTAAAAAGACACTCTTCAAACAAAAGAATGCTTACTGGTAAAGGAGTAATCTACGATCAATATGAAAATATTAATATTGAATCTGTAGGTTCTATGCAAGTTCCTAAAGGAACAACTGCACAAAGACCCGGTTTACCTGTAGTTGGTCAACTCAGATATAACACAACAACTAAAAACTTTGAAGTTTATGAAGACGTATCCGGTGGTGGTACTATGTGGAAATCATTTAGATTAAGTGAACCATTTGCCGTAACTGTTCAATCATTAGGAAATGGAAATGATACAGAAATAAACTTTGGTGTATTAGATTCAAATGATGGCGGTATGAAACAAGAACCATCTACACCTCAAGCAGTATTAGTAATGGTTGAAAACGTTTTACAAATTCCAACAACAAATTATACACTTATACAAAATCCTTGTTCTATTAATAGTACGCAAGTAGCTGTAGTACAAAATTATAATGCTTCTGGTGTTGGAGCATTTGAAAGTAAAGATTTAGCTTTTGTTGATTGGGTAGATAAAGGCTATCACGTAGGTCAACAATTTGTAGTAACAGGATCAGCTAATAACAATGGAACTTATACAGTTACAGCAGTTACACAAACATATCTAAGTGCTAATCAATTACTTGTTAACGAAACTAACGTAGGAAATGCTCAAATTTTTGTAGATGGAAAAAGTTCAATAACATCTAATTCATATCCTGCAGGATATTATCTTGCATTTGGTACGCCTGTACCTACTGGAAAACCAGTAACAGTTATTCATAATTTAGACAAATAAATTATTCCCCAAAATACCATAAATACGTAAAAGGAGTACTATGCCAACAGGTACAGCAAATTTAGGTAGAATATCAGGACCATTACTTAAAGAAAATCTGACAAGAACTAGTGATTTAGCTTTTGAAACAGATTTGCTTTATATTGGGCATACTAATAATAAAATAGGTATTAGAACAGATGCTCCTTCTAAAGAATTAACTGTAACAGGAACAACAAAAATCCCTTCAGAATTAACTGTAACAACTGGTGCTCATATTGGAAATATGCTATGGGACCAAGATGGTATTAGATCTTTAGTAGGTCCTATAACAATATCTACTGGAGCAGGCGGAGCCTTAACTTATAAAGAATTAAGAACAGAACATCTTTACTTCACAAATAGTACTATAGGTGCTTATAATACAAATTCAAACATTGACATTTATCCAGGTCCTGGTACTGGAAAATTTATAATTCCTAGTGATTTAAAATCTTACGGAAATATTCATTCCACAGCAGATATTACATTCGATGGTAGTGTTTTTATAGGTGGAGATTCAGATGAAGACACTATTAAATTTGAAGGTGACATAACTTCAAACTTAATGCCAGATCAATCAGTAACATACGACGTAGGTGCAAATGCGAAAAGATGGGGATACTTCCACGTAAAAAGTATGCCTGATTTGAATAATATTACTATTGATAATTTTATAAGTTTAAATGGAGTTGCTGTTAACTTAGGTATAACAAATAAATGGTATGTAACTACAGATGGTACTAATGCATTATCAGGTACTCACCCTAACTTTGCATTTGGAACTATTAAACATACTTTAAGTACTATTGAAGAAAGTACAGCTGGACCACATGAAGTTCACGTTTTTCCAGGAACATATGAAGAAATTTTTCCATTAGAAATTCCTGAAAATACTACTATCAAAGGTGTAGGTCAAGGAGCTGTTATTATAAAACCAACAGCTGGAACACAAAGTCAATTTGCATTTTTATTAAACGATAGTTGTTCTGTACAAAATGTTACTATCACTGGAAGTTTAGGTGGTTTTAAATTTGCCAATAATGCAACTATTGTAAACAAATCGCCTTATCTAGCAGATATTAAATTAAAATTAGAAGATAGTACTGCTTACGGTTTTTCACTTAACGGAAATGTTACCGATACAAACAGTGAAGATAGTATAATACTTAAAAATGTATCTATAAAATTAAATGATTCTAATTCAGTAGGAATTTATACTACTGGTACTGGCGTAAAATTAGAAGCAATAGAATGTATTATAGAAGGACCAGCTGATAAAGGAGTTTCTAATACAGGTGGAGAAATAAAAATACAAGGATCTATTTTCCGTAATTTAACTACAGCAATTAATGGAAATGGAGTTTCTGTAACTAATGCAATAGGTTGTGCATTTGATAAAGTAACTCAAAATGTAGTTGAAATTAATAATGCTAAAGTTTATACAAATTCATTTGATGAAAAAAATAATTTTGAAGTAGGTGATTTAACAGGAACAAATTATCACTTTGGAATGAGTGATAAACAATTTGATTTTAAATCTAATTCAATAACTTTAACAGATTCACAAATTAATTTTATAGGTGGGGAACATACACATATTGACGGTAATGAATTAACTGTAGGAGATTATACTATAACTGATAGTACATTAAAATCTCATACAGGTGATATTAATGTTAAATCTACTGGAACAATTAATTTTAATACTGATACTAAAATTTTAAACAATAACAGTATAACAATATCAGGTGATGGAACTATAGCAGGTTCATTAATTAATCTTGGTGATCAACCTACAGACGTTGTAGACTTTAATATGGATATGACACAAGATTTATTACCATCTGACAATACAATACGAAATTTAGGTTCCGCAAGTAAGCAATGGTATAAATCTACTTTTTCTACTGTAGATTTTGGTAACCTTGTAGTTCATAATAATACTATGAGAACAACAGAATCTAATGCTGACTTAGAATTAAAAGGCAGTGGAACTGGTAATGTTGTTGCTGAAGAATTAACATTCGGTACTGGAATTTCTTCTGCAAATGATATAGTTTTTGATGCAGGAGCATCTACACTTACAATTAATAGTACAACAGCATTAAACATTCCTGTAGGAACAACTGCACAAAGTCCTACACAAGATAGAGGAATAAGATTTGACACTACTAGTACATTATTTGAAGGATTTCATAGTGGAGCAATTCCTTTAGGTGGTGTAATAGATGCTGATTTAGATACTAAAATAGATTTAACAAGTAATCAATTTACATTTAATATTGCTGGTTCTAGTGTGGGTACTTTAAATGCAACAGCACTAACACTTGATAGATTTGGAAGTCAAGATCAGGTTAATATAGACGGTAATACTATAACTGTACCAGACGATGCCACAAATGCTCAAGCAGGTTTAGAAGCTAATGGTACTGGTAAAGTAATATTAGACACATCTAATTTTACTATATCTGGGGGTGAACTTCTTAATAGTGAAAGTGAAAGCGACACAGTTTTTACAGGTACAGGTTTAAAAGTAGATAGATTTATTAAAATAGATGCTCCTGCTATAAAACTTCCATCAGGTTCTTCAGCAGATCAACAAACAAAAGCCAACTTAAAACAGGGCGAATTGTTCTGGAATACCGATGTTGCTATACTTCAAGTATGGACTGGAACTGAATGGAAATCTGCTACAGGACAAGCAGAAACAAGTATAACTATTGAAGATTTGGAAGCCATTAACTTAACATATAACTTAATAATTAATTAAGCTATTATTCTAGCATACTACAACATAAATCCAAAACCAGTATAAATACTAATAATGTTTAAATCAGACCTTGTTTTAGACAGGACAAACTGTGGTTCAACCCGCAAGGTAATGTGGTTGGTGGGACAAGATCCCCGTGCTAAAGGAGATAGAGAATGGCCGTAGGTCGAATTTCAGGACAGCTCTTAAAGTCCAACTTACTTCGTAATGGAGTAAACCTGGCCTTCGAGACTGATCTTTTATACATTGATGTTAATAATTCTCGAATAGGAGTTAACACTGCTAGTCCCCAATATCCATTAGACATTAATGGAACAGCACGTACAACAAATTTAGAAGTCACAACTCAAGCAGTTATAAACAATATTACAATTGGTGCTAATTCAATTAGTACAACTGCATCTTCTCTTAATATTACTTCACCTGATGGAATTTTATACAATAATAAACTATTAATTGATGATATGGAAATTAGTGGAAACACTATTAAAGCCATGGATTCTAATCAAAATTTTGAAATTATAACTAGTGGTACAGGTATTGTAGAAGTATTTGGAGACACTAGAGTTAATGGTAATATTCATGCTACAGGTAATATCAGAGCAGACGGAAATATTCAGATAGGTGACGCTGATACAGATTCAATTTCAATTGCGGCAGATTTTACAAGTAATATTACTCCAGATGTAACTGACACATATAATATGGGTTCCGCGGCAAAAAGATGGAATGACGTATATGCAAATAATTTAATTGTAGACAACCTTACATTGAATGGTAACATTACTGTACAAGGTCTTGACTTAACAGCTAGACCAGGAAAAATTTATTATGTTGCAACAAATGGTGATGATGCTAAAACAGGGACTCACCAAAATGATCCTTTTGCAACAGTTTCAAAAGCATTAACAACTGCAACAGATGGAGATTTAGTTTACATATATCCAGGAACATATAATGAAGTTTTACCTTTAACTATTCCTGCTGGAGTTTCAGTAAGAGGTGACGGTATTAGAGCAGTTGTTATTAAACCTCATGGAAGTACACCAAATAAAGATGTATTCATTCTTAATGGTGAAACTACTGTTGAAGATTTAACTATTGCAGATTTTTATTATAATTCTGGTGCAACAGAAGGACACGCATTTAGATTAGCCACTGGCGCAGATAGTACATATTTCCAACTTACAAGTGATATACCTTTAATTAAAAATGTTGCTGTAATTACAAAAGGTTCAGTAACTTCTGGTGCAGACCCAAGAGGTTTTGACCAAGGAGATGCAGGTAAAGGAGCATTTCTTGATGGACAAGTAGTTGGAGGAATTACTCCAGAAGTTAGAGTTAGATTTCAAAATTGTACATTTATTACACCTGGTATGGATGCAATAACAGTAACAAATGGTGTAAGAGTAGATTTTATTAATTCATTTACATATTTTGCAAACAAAGGTATTAATGTTACAGATGGATCATATGGTCAAGGTGGTGACGGAAAAACAAGAGTAAACATAACAGGATTATCAGGATCTTTTCCAGCACCTAGTGAAACTGTAACTTATTATGATAAAGATGGAGCAACAAAATTAGCTGAAGGAACAATTGAAACTGTAGATGCTGGTAATAATTTAATTGTATTAGATGGCAAAATAGGTGCGTTTGCTTTACCAACAACAAGACCTACTAAAAAAGTTACAGCAACAGGAACTACAATAGATGGAACAACTAAAAAATATGGAAGTGGAAGTTTCAAACAAACAGCTTCTAGTCATAATTTAAAAGTTGCAGGACATACTGACTTTGGATTTGGAACTGGAAATTTCCAAATAGAAGGTTGGTTATATCCAACATCAGTACAAAGTAAAACTTTATTTAAAATAGGAAGTTTAGAAATTGATATTCTTAATAATGTTCCTAGAGTTAAATTAGATGGAAATGTAATTGCAACGGAAGCCACAGGTTTTAATATTAGTGTTTGGACTCACTTTGCTGTAGGAAGACAAAACAATACGTTAAAAATGTTTATTGGTGGAGTTAACAATAATGCTGTAGATGTTTCAGGTTGGACTGCAGATTTAAAAGATTCAAATGATGTTTATATAGGAAATAGTAATTCACTTAATAATGCCTTTGAAGGTTTTATGGATGATATTAGAATAATCAAAGGTGATATGACATATTCAGCAAACTTTACACCTGCTTCAGCAGAAATAACAAATACAAATAATAATAATGGTATTACAGCATTAATGTTAAATGCTAATGACTTTTTAGATAATCCTAAATTAGGTCAAGATATTAGATTCTCAGGTGGTTCAACAACTAATGAAATTACTTTAGCTGATTATTCAGACTTTGGATCAGATTTTAGAAGTGTATCAAGTGCAAACGTTTATGGAACTTACGGTGTTGTTGCAGATGGTATTGGTGCAAATGTAAATTTAGTTAATCATAATTTTAATTACGTAGGTTCAGGAAAAAGTTTTGCAAATGATGTAAATGAAGTTGTTCAAGCAAATGAAGTTGTTGCTTCAACTAATGCAAAAATAAATTATAATTCAGTTGATCAAAGTGGTGGATTTAGACTTGGTGATCAATTTGCAGTAAATCAAAATACTGGATTAATAGAATTTAAATCTTCTGAATTAAGAATAGACACAACTTCTCAAATGTCAATTACTAATGGATCTAATACTACTGTTTTAGATGGTACAAAAGTAGAAACACCTAAATTAAGAATGAGTGGAACTACTATAGAAAGTTTATCAGGAAATCTTGATTTTAATTCAAGTACAAATGTAATTAATTTATTAAACAATGTTAATGTTACAGGAAATTTAGATGTAACAGGAAATATAACAATTGGTGGTAACATAACAATTGGTGATGAAGCTACTGATACAGTTACTATTACAGCTGGAATAGGAAGTGATTTAATTCCTGCAACAGATAATACTTACAATCTAGGTAATGATACTAGTAGATGGAATACATTATTTGCAAATGAAATACAAGTAGATAGTATTAATCTTACAAATAATGTAATTAAAACAACTGACAGTAATGCTGATTTAGAATTAATGGCAAATGGGACTGGCGGGATTAGATTAGAATCATTTAGATTTAATCAAAATACTATTACTAATGATTCAGGAGATATGACAATTACTCCTGCGACAGGTGTAGCAAGAGTTGACGGTACAGGAAGTATTAGAATACCAACAGGAACAACTGCTCAAAGACCTGGAAGTCCTGCAAATGGTATGATTCGTTATAATACAGATACAAGTTTATTTGAAGGATATGAAGGATCAAATTGGGTAGCATTAACAGGTGTATATGATTTAGATAGAGACACTTATATTACAGCAGAAGCTTCTCCAGGAACAGATGATGATACTATTAGATTTTATGCTGGTGGAGTTTTGGTAGCAAATGTTAATTCTACTAGATTTGATATAACAAAATTAATAGTAGATGACATAGAAATTAGTGGAAATACCATAAAAACTACGGGTGTAAACCAGGATTTAATATTAAATGCTAATGGTAATGGTAGCATTAGAATTGAAGACTTTAAATTCGAAGGAAATACGATAACTAATACTATATCGGCTCCAATCGTACTAAAAACGAGCGGAAACGGTTATGTTGATGTTTCAGATGCTGGTGGATTTGTACTTCCTTCCGGTACTGCAATAGATAGACCTGCTGTAGGTCAATTGGGTATGACAAGATATAATACTCAAGACAGCAGGGTAGAACTTTATGATGGAAGTAATTGGGGTTCAATTGCAGGTTCATCAGGAGCGATAAGCGTACTTGATGCAACTGAAATTTCAATAACATACGCAATTGCGTTAGGATAAAAATTTAAATGGCAACATATTTTAAAAATGCAATAATAAAAGACGTTGGAACAGTTCCAATAACGGTATATTCACCGCCAATAGGAACGAATACAATTGTTTTAGGACTTAATCTTGCAAACTTAATTGATAGTGTTGTAAAAGTTACTGTAACGTTACAAGATACAACTAGTGTTTCAGGTTATATTGTTAAAGATGTAATGATTGCGCCAAATTCTAGTTTAAGAATTTTAAGTGCAGGTGAAAAATTAATTGTTGCCTCACAAAGTACACTACAAGTGAATGCAGATATTGCCGATTCAATAGATGTTGTAATGAGTTACGTGGAGTTAACATAAGATGAGTAATATTGGTCAAAATTTAACGACATATTTGTCAGCAGGAATTAAAGATAGATATTTCTATGGTTTAAGAAGAACTGTTGAAGGTGAATTGTATATGCACAAAATTGACCAAATGAAAGCCGGTGAATCAGTTTCAATAAATGTTCCAGGTAATCCTGAGAAAAATTTTACTGATTTTGATCAAGGCGTAGATTTTTATGAAGGTAGAGGACCTAATCATTCTTTAGTTTATGAAAATTTAAAATACGAACAATTTAGATGGGACGATGTTAATCTAAATTATTATGTAAATGATGCTGGAGAGTTAGTAGTAAGAATTAATGCTACAAAAGATCAGGGCACTGTCACTTATCCAGAAACTTTAGAAACAGCTGGTGTCCAACCTAAAGAATTTACATTTGATAGAGATGTATATTCATTTGATAGTAATGAATCAACTTGGGATAGAACTTAAAAATACGTGGGAGTATAAAAATGGCAAAAGAAATAATAAATGATGGTGTTATACCTAATGATGGTCAAGGTGACAATCTTAGGTTAGGTGCACAAAAAATAAATTCAAATTTTGATGAATTATATAACGCATTAGGAAATGGAGAAACTTTATCTACTATTTCTTCTAATACAGTTACGGCAACAGGAGGTAATAAAATTACTTTCTATTTTCCAACTGAAGGAGATTTACCTAACGCAACAACTTATGACGGAATGTTCGCCCACGTACACGCCGACAATACAAGTAGAGTTGCTCATTCAGGAACTTGGATTAAATTAATTCAAGAAACTTCTTCTATCGATATGTTATCAGATGTTGAGACTTCAAGTCCAGCACCAACTGAAGGACAAGCATTGGTTTGGAGTACTTCAAACAGCAGATGGCAGGCAGGAACAATTGATTCAGGCGCAGGATCTTTTGTATCTTTAGCTGACACTCCAGGTAGTTTTGCTTCACATAATAATAAATTTGTATCCGTAAATTCCACTGCAAATGCTATAGAATTTAGTACACCTAGCGTTGATAGACTATCAGATGTTGATGTAACTACTACACCTCCAACAGCAGGACAAGTATTAAAATGGAATGGTACAAATTGGATTCCAGGTGTTGATGCAACATCAGGTGGAGCAGGATCAGATGCAGATACATTAGATGGTTTAGATAGTACATATTTTTTAAATTACAATAATCTTACTAACAAACCAACTGTAGCAACTACTTTAGTAGGATTAACTGATACTCCTGCAAATTATACAGGAGCGGCAAATAGATTTGTTAAAGTTAATAACGCAGGAGATGGAATAGTATTTTCCGTTGCAAGTACTGACGAAGGTAATTTATCAGAACTTTCTGATGTAACAACAATAGGAGATTATTACAATGTATCAAATGCAGTATACACACCTGCATCAGGAGTACTTGTATTAACTATTGGATTACATAATTTACAAGTTGGTCACAATATAAAAATTGCTTCAAACAGCATAGTCTTTACTTGTGCTCAAGACAGTCATGCAACAGAACATAGTTATCCAAGAGGAAGTGGATCAAATTACGCAGGTGGAAAAGATCCTGCATATACTTCTACATCCGCAATTACGGCAGTAGGTACAGATTCGATTACTGTAAATGTTGGTATATCAAGTAATACAACAGCACACACTTTTATAAGAGCTACTGATAATTGTATATCAGTTACTGAAAAATCTTATAGTACATCAGCGGCATCATATACACCAGCAACTGGAGTACTTGTATTAACTATTGGAGCACATAGTATTAAAACAGGTCATTCTGTTTCGATTGTTACAAATAGTTTGACGTTTACGTGTGCTATGGATAGTCATGCAACAAACCATACATATCCAAGAGCATCTGGTTCGAACGCACCAGGTGGAGCTGATTATGTATACAATAAACCTGCTTTAGTTACAGAAACATCATCTACAACAATTACTGTAAATGTTGGTATATCTAGTAACCAAACAGCACATATTTTTGTAAGTGCTACTGCAAATAATATAAGAGTTGCACCATCACATGGTGATTCATTATATTTCAATGGAGTATCTTGGGTAAAACAAAACGGACCAATATCAAGATATGAAATTACAAATGATGGAAATAACAATTATGTTTGGGAAGGTCCTGGTTTCTTAACTGCAACTAATGATCCAGTAATGTATATGAACAGAGGCCATACATATGTTTTAAACAATAGTTCAGGTGGTAGTCATCCATTTGAAATAAGAGTTAGTAATGGTGGATCAGCATATACAAGTGGAGTAACAGGTGATCAAAAAAATACACAGGTATTTAAAGTACCTATGGATGCACCTAGTACATTGTATTATCAATGTACATCTCATACAGCAATGGGTAACACAATTAACATAGTGAGTTAATAAATTATGAGTCAAAACGAACTTGGAATAGGTATAGAAGAATTAACAAAAACACTTGGAGACTCTAGGTATTTTTATGGACTTAGAAGAACTAGTACAGGTGAAGTATATCTTTCTAAAGTAGATTTATTAGAATTAAATGACGGTGTTCAAGTTAATAGACCCGGTGCTATGGCAGGAAATTATAAAGACTTTACAAGAGGTGAAGACTTTTATGATGGTAGAGACATACAACATAAAAAAACTTATGAAAATTTAGTATACGAACAATATAAATGGGATGGAAGAAATATTAATTATTATATTAACAATGAAGGTGAATTAGTATTAAGAGTTAATGAACAATATACATACGATGTATAAAATAAATACTAGTAATTAGGACTTATGGCAGATTTTAAAATAGATAGAATACGTTTTAAATGGAAAGGTGACTGGTTAGCAGGAACTCAGTACGTTAAAGATGATATTGTAAGATATGGTGCAAAAGTTTATACTTGTATCGAAGTTCACATTGCTGATTCCAATTTTTATAACGACTTAGATAATGCTACACCAAAATGGTCTCTGACTATGTCAGGTCAGTCTTGGACAGGAAACTGGCAACCTAATAAATTTTATAAAATAGGTGAAGTAGCAAAAGTTGGAGCAACACTTTACCAAGTTACTCAAGGTCACTTATCAAATGCAGATGCAAATAATGGAATATTAGGTGATGAAAGTAAATGGGAATACTTTGCAAGAGGAGAAAAATGGACATCTACATGGTTACCTAATACACTTTATAGTGTAGGTGAAACAGTTGTTTATGGTGGATCAGTTTGGAAGTGTGTAACAGCACATACATCATCTACAGCGGTAGCTGGATTAGAATCTCATCAAGCTAAATGGACACAATATCATAGATCAGACAATTACAGAGGTTATTGGACACCTAACACAAGATATTATCCAGATGATATTACAAGATATGGTGGAACAGTTTATAGAGCTGTAGCAGGACACACTTCTGCTCCTACAGATTATTGGAATGGATTTACATCAGCAGATTATTCAACAAATTCTTCAAACGGTGTAGGTGCAATTTTCAATATTTTTAAAATTGGTACAAGTTTTTATGCAAAATTTACAAACACAGGAACAAACTTTGCGGCGGCAAATACAATTACTGTAGTAGGTAGTAAAGTAGGTGGAGTCGACGGTGTAAATGATGTAGTAATAACAATTAGTTCAGTAGATGGCGGTGGAGCAATTTCTACTTTTACTGTAAATGGTACAGCGGTTTCTGGAAATAATGGTTTAGAAGCCAATCAAGCGGCATGGGAAATAGTTATTGAAGGTATAGATTATATAGGTCATTGGGCAGAAGGAACAAAATATAATAAAGGTTCATTAGTATCTTGGAGTCCGGGAATTTGGAAAGTAACAACTGATCACTGGTCAATAACACCACACATGAATGAAACTAATTTTTCATTGTGGGTACCAGGTGCAGAATATGAAGGTTCTTGGGACGCAAACAAATATTATCAAAAAGGTGATGTTGTACAATTTGGTGGATACAGTTATTCTGCTTTAGTAAGCAATACAAATATTGCACCAGGTGTAACAGATAGTACAAATACTTGGGAATTATTACAAACAGGTTATAACCATCGAGGTGAATGGGATAGTACAACTGCATACAGAACAGGAGATGTAGTTAGAGCAGGTGGTAATTTATTCATAGCAGTACAAGCCAACACAAATGATGATCCAGTTACAACTTTTGTTTATGATCCAGGTAGTGATGCTCCTGATCCTTGGCAATTATTAGTAACAGGTGTAGCATTTAAAGGTCCTTGGAAAGAAAGCGATGCCAATGGAGCAATTACTTACTATGTAGGTGATGTAGTTACAGAAAAAGCAGATTTATATCGTTGTATAACAACTCACGTTGCAACTTCTTCAGATGCTAAACCAACTTTAGATGAAGAAAGTGAAAATGTTGGACCACTTTGGGTTAGATTGGCACAAGGGGCTACAGGTAACATATTAGAAATAGATGGAGATTTAAAATCTCATTCAGGGTCTGAAGATACTAGAATTGCAATTGGATCCTTTGGACAATTATTCAAAGTTAATGACGCTAATGATTATGGAGTTTGGGGAGACCATGATGTAGTAGCTAAAGTATTTTATGTTTCACCTTATGGAGAAGATAAATTAACAAGT